CCAGTCACTTCTATCTAACTTCTATCCACTTTGGATCTATATCCAAACTCCCATTCTAATATTAATATAGCATATGACCAACACCTTTCCTTGGGGAGGCGGTAGGTCGGGAGCTATATAGACGCGGACGGGATGACCATCTTTAGATGGTTTAGGCCAAGTCTAACCTTCAGATAATACATTATCAAACTCTAAACTAGACCAAAGAACTTGAGATGTGGTAGTAGAGTTAATGTATTAAAAAAATAAAAAAATAGTTTACCATGTAAAGTAAGAGTTGATGATTTCTTCAACTCTACCATCAGTATGATGGATAATCTGGTCGCCTTCTCTGAGAGTACGTCCTCGCCAGAAGTACTCCCAGTCGGAATTGCAAACATTCCACTGTAACCATTCTTCGGATGGTTCATCTCCCATGTACACTGGTTCTTTACCTGGGTTCTTCAAGATCGATAATTGCTTATTGTCGTTCCACCAGTGTACTTCTTCGAATCGACGAGCCAGTGCGCGGTAACGAGCATCGCCCCATTTTGTTTTAAAAATGTCAATAGGGTGGCGATTCGATGTAAACATCATACATTCAGCGATGATTGGTGTTTGCCCACCTTTGGTTTCTGCACGATGTGTACCAAAGTTGGTCAAATCGTTGAACGATTCTAATGTCCCGGTCATACCGATTTGCCATTCATCTACGATGACACATTTTTCTAAATTGTGACCACACCACCACTTGGTTGTCCCTTGCTTCATATATGGAGCTTCATCATATTCAGATTCGCATCTAATTTTGGCTTCAGTGGTTTTGCCCACTGCAGATGGCCCAAAATATAAAACCAGTTTACGCGGTTTTTGACCGTAAGGTAATCCTGCTGCCTTCAACCGAACTTGTTCTTTCCAGTAAGCCCTGTCTACTGCTGCTGCCTTTTCAAATTGAATTTGTTGCATCATAAATTGGGCCTGCTTTGTGTAGCGTACAGCGCAACCCCCATATTTTTCAATCAATTCAACATTGACCCCGCCAGCAACAATAACTTCTTTAGCGAAATCGTCTAAATCACTTCTTTTGCCTTGACCCGCACTTTCATTTGCGCAAGTACCGTGGATCCACGGCCCACCCAAACGATCATCATCTTTGGTGCAATATTTCACATTTTGTGCTTTTGTTCCATTGCATCTAAATGTGCTAACGCCTTCGTGTTTGATAGTTTTGCGCACACCTGCAGCATAAACTTGCCCCGTAAATTCAATGTACATCTGGAAATGTGGTGTACCACTTTCGCCCTTTTCCAATTGGAAAACGTAACCTTTGACCTTATCGCTTGCGTTAAGTCTTTCGGCTACTTCATCACCAGTAACGTTGGGGTTGTTCCATGTAACACACCAACGCATGACTTTAGGCCCAACAGATCTTTTGCCTTTACTTGGTTCTTCAGCTAATTCTTCAATATCATACATTTCAGCGTTATAGCCAGGTACTGGTGTTAATTGGCGCTTAATTGCATTGTTACGGACCAACTTTGGTGCGTTCAATAACGGTTTACCGACATCGTGGTAAACTAGCGTGTCATCTAAAGCAACGATCCGAGATCTTTCGAGTAATTCGCGCGATGACATCATTTTAGGTGCTTCGCCTAAACAAACGGTAGCGTGTTCTGCATAATCTAAGTTGAAGTCATCGACATCGGAGATTTCTTCTTCGCTGAGAGGCGTGATCACCTGCGTAACCTTTGGCGCGAGCATTTGCGCAATCTCTTCTTCTGAGAATTCGATATCGGATTCTTGACCAAAATTTAACTTTTTGTATGTTGACATTTTTAAATGACCTATATGTGTAAGTAATTGGGTGTGAGTTGAGGGAGAGAGTATCGAGTCCTTAATAAATCCAATGCACGTCAATGTGAAATGATAACTTGTGATTAGATCATTTTCATCAAATTCTTGCTCAGCATGCAGCAACTTTTTTACGTTCATCGTACATCTATTCTATTAATTAAACACTTGGGTGGGGTGGTAGCCACACATCAAAGACATACAAACAACATCAATGTGGTGTATAGAGCATCGATATCATCACGTACAATTTGTAAAATTGCCACATCCATTCATCATCACTTAATCTATTGGTCGTCATGATTCGCTTCATGTCCCAAGCTCATATTAATATCAATATGCGCACCCAGGTTAATAACCTGGTGGAGGGTGCATCAAAAAACAAAATGTCGTAAGCTACGTCGTTTTGCCACGTCGTTCGTCGACGTATCTAACGGTTTTCCTAACGGTATTTATTGCCGTTACCTTTTCCTAACGGTTTTCCTAACGGTATTTTATAATGGGAGTTGTAGCCTAAAATAAATTTATTAATCCAAATCAAAATTAAAAAAATATACAAGAGACCCCTTGTGGGTCTCACTTACATTCTCTCTTTAATCATCTGTGAAACAGAGACGCGAGTGCCCGACTGGAGAAGGGCATTGGACGTTGGCGGTCCCAACACCGTCAACCCCCATCACGTACGCAGCCCAGACAACGTAAATACCTTTATCGGTAAGCGCTGCTGCACCTGGACCGTTGTATCTAACGTTCCCTACTGAGCTACCCTTGACTTGAAACGGACATGTTTGTTGTGGGTTTTGTGCGTCCAGTGTAAAATATTTATCTTGAATAACGATAAATCTGCCCATATTGTCCACATTCAACTCAGCGTGCACACCGGCTTGTGACCCAGTTGTATCAAACACTTGAGCCCACGTGACCTGTGCGTCCGTGCTATTTACTTGTAAATCCTTAACAATGACAAATCTGTACGTAGTACGCAAATAGTCTTGTTTTGTATTCGCTGCAAGCGGCACTACTTGATTTTCACCATTTTGTGGTGTATTGTTCATTCCGTTACTTTGTGCGGCAGTAAATGTAAAAGCCCCTTTTATATAAGACACCTTCAACTTGTTGCCGATTCTTGTACGGGCGGTTGTTCCGGTATCCAACCCTTTACACATATCATTGGAAATAGCAGTACTTGCTACCTGTGCGCCAAAATTATAAGACCCCCACACATTTGAAATGTACGTCACACCGTTAGAAGCACTATTCCCGGTGATACCGGTAAGTGCTTCGAGGCTGTTACTAATATACTGTTTATCGAAATACTTCTTTTCGACATTTCTCGCAAACCCTACTGTTGCGAATCTTGGGGCGGAGTACTTCTTACTAGTGTACTTACCCCCCACTTTCTTAAGAGCGCGAGCAATATTATTAGCAGTAATACCATTTGTGCGACGGGAGGAAGCTCCTTTAGAACCTCGAAATTTTCCATACATGCCTAGATTAAAACTAACCCGGAGGTTGTTTGTTTATTTAAATTAAAAAGAAAGAGAATAGTAATAAGAATAAAAATTGAAAAAATACTTAGAGCGACCCCTTGTGGGTCGCATATGGGTCCGGAGTATACTCCCAGGCCTCTCTCCCGAACTTGTCCAACAAATAAGGATCTACGAACTGATACTCTATTGGCTGATACTCTCTATCGAGGTATCCTTCCCAACCGTTGCTCTTGAATATCTGTTTCAAGGTTGTGCCTTGTGATCTAGCAATTGCCATCAATTCTAGTCTTCTTAAACAATAATTCACGCTAGCAACATCTCCTTTGAGATCGTATTCGACTACCCTAGTCTCCCACTTGCCACGGACTTCTTTGTAAGTCTCGTAAGCAACGTGTCTAAGATAACCTTCTAGGTTGAGATAACCATAAGCTTCAACCAACTCATGCTCACTCATACGCCCTTTGGTGTATTCGTTATTATAATGATGTAATTGACCAATTACCCACTTGTGGGCTTTTAAGCCTACATCAGATAAAAAGATACTAGATCTATTTATAAAAAGCTGAACGTCATCAGCTTCGCAAACCCCGTCTGGGTTTAATTCTACACAATCCAAAATTCTATCACCTAATAATAAAAAATACTTATTAGCAGTGTTAGCACTGTCTTTATAAGCCATTAAGTTAGTTTGATACTTTAGAAAGTATATAGATAAAAATAAGTTTAAATAAATTAAATAGCTACTATAGGATTCTATCTCTAGTCTAGCCGGCATTCATGCCAGCCGTGGAGACGAACCTAACGACGAGCGCTCGTCGCATCGCTAGATAGTCATTGGTTAAGGTGAACATAATAAAGTGACTGGCGGCTTGCCTTATATTA